GAATCTAATTTATCCTGACCTGGATATTCAATGAACTTGTCCACGTTATCTACTACATTTGATAATCCACCGTCTACAATACTTTGATAATCAGTTGCCATAATTCTCCTATGGGTTTAAGTCAATCTTAGGTGCAATGGTTGTATTAACTCCACCCGATACTTGATCGAATGTACCGCCAATGCTTCTATCAACACTACCATCAACCATTTCTATAAAGTTTCCCTTAACATGTCTATGATAATCTCCGTCAATCTGCTCATTCAATGTACCCTTCGTGTAAAGATTAACATCGCCATCAACGGTGATGGTTACATTTCCCTTAATGTGAATTGATTCGTCCCCGTATATAATTTCGTACTTGTCTTTAACTATCTTTTCTACAATAGTACCATCGGGGTGTATTTCTTTAAATGTACCCGATGTATGGTATGTATGAATTCTTTCGGCACCTAGGGTATCATCAAACTCTTCAATATGACCAGACTCTGTTTCCTTAACATGATTATATGGGTACTTGGCAGCGTATGGAATCTCTGGTTCTGTCCATACCCCCTCTCCATTACTACCGTCTCTGCCCATACCAATGGGAATATCACCATCTTCAAGCCGCACGTCACGTTTAGTCTTTACAATAGTCTCGGATATTTTAGACAGTGCACCGACGTGGTCATTTGGGTCAATCCATTCATCAACCTCACCCCTCGCCAATCTATTAAGATCTGGTTCTACTATGTATTTTTCTTTGGGATAAACACCATTCGGATCATTGAATCCCATATCCGGCTTAGCAACTTCTTTAGGAACACCACCGGTAGTACCCATGATGATAGGATCTTGCATATTCTCACCATCTCTAAAGAATCCCATCACCCAAGTACCTTCGACTACACCCAGTGGTGTGGTGCCAATACCGTTCATATTAGCGGATGTGATCGGCGATAATGGATATGCCCACATTAAATTTTCCGTTGGAATATCCACTTTATCTTCTGTGTGTAGAACGTGTATGCGCACTTTAATGCGGCCAAGCATGCTCGGGTCTTTGCGGTCTTCAACCACACCCCAGAACCAAATAAATCCATTCATTCCTTGAAACATTATTCGCCCACCTTTCTATCAATAGAATCTGATCTTAATTCTATTATTTGTGTGTAATTCTCTTTAGTCAATGAATGATGTATCGCCGTCATTAGATAAACACCGGAATATAAATCATCAATTTCTTGAGCGCCCTTGATATTATCTATCATGGAACCAACCATCAATGTAATTGGATTGCCACACATTCTACCAGGATCACCAGCAACTTCAACATTAATAATCTGTGTATTCATGCCTTGTAGAGTTGAATCTCTCATTAAGTTATGTTCTTTCTTGTGATATACAGTTTCTGGGTCAACGCTTTGATAATCAAGTTTACCTTTAAATGTACTTAAATCCGATAACGCATCGCTAATCTTACTTGAATTGGTGTGAAGTTTATCCTCTTCAAAATTATCCGGAAGACCTCTATTCGCCATGGGGGGATTTTTACCTAATTTACTAGACTCCATAATTCGTTCTTCTGCACCGGCGTAAAGGTAATTCGTCACCAAACTCTTATTAATAATTGAGTGATTATATGTAGTAGATCCGTATAAACCACCCTTGGTATTATTGAATGTATTGAATAATTGCGGAGCACTTAAAGTTCTAATACTATTTCTATTATTATTAGTCTTCTCTTTAAAGCCTAAGTAGTGAAGAAATGCGGCATGTTTCTTTTCCTTCATCTTAGATAGAGACTGCCACCACCAACCATACTTATTCTCATAGAATACAATATCGGAAGCGCCATTTTCTGTTACAGAGTTCTCCGCCAACCATTGCATAGTTCTAAAAGGTGTCCAGTTAGGTACTACCAATCTCGAAGAAGTGATGCAGGGCTCTGCATAAAATATAGACATTGAAAAATCTGTAAAGATATCGGATACAATTTCATCATTTGTAACACCCTTCCAAGCCTTACTTATACGAGTATTCTTATTAAGCTCCACTTCACTTGAAATAAAATTAAGAATATAGGTCTTCATATTACCTTTAACAATATCTACAGATTCAATGGAATAAACATTGAATGTTTTTGTATAGTTATCACCTTCCCAAACATAGAAATCTATTTCAATAGTCTCCTCACCCAGGAATGGTAGACTTTCAATCAAACCGATGTTGTCGGATATAACAATAGAGCCTTTAGTGCCGTTGGTGAACACAGACTCATAGATGTCTATGCCTTCGATCATATACCCTATCTGAGTCTCATGACCCCAAGTGTTGGTAAGTTTTACGGAAGCTAAATTATAACTATCCTCTTGTTGTAGATCACTCACTAATCACTGCCTTATATTCTTTTTCAAATTGTTTTACATACCGTTGATGAAGTATTTTTATTTCTCTCTTCTTTTCATTCTCATTAATTTCATGTACAATATTAGTAATGGATGTTAGCGCATTACCGCTCGGATCATTGCTTCTATCATCCCATACTGGTTCTTCTGTATCATCTATATAGTGATGTATACTATCCTCATTACCCAATCCATATTTGCTTTCAGTTAAAGACCACACTTCATTTTCGGATAGAAGCCAATCGAAGTGTGGGTCTATAATATCATTCAGTGCTAAAATAATCCAATGCTTATTAACATCATCATATAATTTATAAGCCAATGCTTCTGGTGTGTCACCATCCTGTATAATATAATTGTAAAATGCAGTACCCTGCTCTTTAATAATATTAGGCACCATAACACGCTTAAGTATGTTTGTAATATCTCTACCATCATATGTGATTGTATTATGTATATCAAATAACTTCATTAGTATCCCTCCTTTAATCTTTCGCGTGTTACAATTTCCATTTCTTGGAATGATAACGAAAGCAGCATATTGACCGGAGCACCACTTTCAAATGTTCTCCACAATCCTTGAGGGGAGTAATTTGTACTAACATTTGTGCACACCGCCGGTCCAAATCTTGGGATTGTTTCATTTTTTTCAACCCCCATATAAGACTCCATAAAGAAGAAGTCTGGATATTTTAATATCGCTTTATCGATAATACCCTCAAATTCTTCAATCTTACCAGTGTCTTCTACACCAGCTTCTTTAGCTGCTTTAGCTGCTTTATTGGCCGCATTGCCAGCATATTCTGGTGATGAGTGCCACTTAAACGCGTGAATGATAGCCAAACAATCTTCAACTTCTTTCCTATTCTTAGGTTGCATAGGGAATGAGTACTCAATAGTTCTAAGGCTTGGTGATTTATATGATACACCAAGAAACGGATTGATGGCAACGCCTTGACTTAAACTAATATCATCGGCCAATATTAGAGAACCAATACCTCTACTAGCACCTGCAATCGCCTGTTTTAATAGACTACCACCTAAGGTGTCCGCCATATCAAACAAATCGATATTGGCATCCATTGCTTTATCACCGGCAGTATTATAATAACCATCGCCACTATCCCAATTCTGACTATATGATGAAGTTAATTCATTAGGGTGTGCCAATACAATTACATTCGATGTATGATTTAATAATTTTTCAACTTTTGCTTTATCACTACCCTTTGTAGCGGTTTTAGCACCCTCCATTCCCTTTTTAGTAATAATTCTAAAAACAATTTTATGATTAAATGAACCTGATGGGTACTGCAATGAAGTTGTTGTCGGTGTTTCGGTAACTTCATCTATTGCTCTGGTGTGGATTGAAGATGATTTAATGATGGCCATAAAGTCCCTATAAATATTAATTGTACTATATTATATTTATCACATTATGGCGAAGTTTATTCAAGGAAGATGGGCACCACTTAATGAGAATAAGTATAAAGGTGATTATAGTAATATCATTTATCGTTCATCTTGGGAGAGAACGGCGTTCGAGTGGCTCGATAAATCACCCGATATTGTCGAATGGAACTCAGAAGAGGTTATAGTACCGTACAGGTCGCCGTTAGACGGAAGAATGCACAGATACTTTGTAGACCTATGGTTAAAGAAGAAAGATGGAGCCATGTTTCTTGCTGAAATAAAACCTCTCGCACAGACACGGCCACCAAAACTACCGAAGTCTGGTAGGAAGACAAAGTCATATATTAATCAAGTATCTGCATATCTAGTAAATCAAGCCAAGTGGAAGAGTGCAAGGCAATATAGTGTCAAAAAGGGTTGGACTTTCATCATTTTAACGGAAAAACAATTGATGAGATGATATAAATATAATATATGGCTACAAAATTAAAAATTGGCACTGAAGTATTATTAAAGGGTAATAATTACCGGTGGTTGGGCGCGCAATGGGCAAGGGTTGGATCTAGGGGTAAAACCACTAAAATGGCGACCAAGAGTGCTAGTATTAAGCTAACAACTCAAGCCATTAAAAAGAATGTTTTAAAGACTAAAATAAACAAGAAAGATGCCGGCTCTTCAATGAAATGGTTTAATGACCAGATAGAGAAGACTACTTCTAAATTTAAAGAAGTTACAAAGCCTAGAGTTGGTGGCATGTACACATACGGTTATGACCCCAAGGGGAAGAAAACATTACCATATTACGATAAGTTTCCATTAATCATTCTAGTTAAGCCTTATAAAGATGGCTTTCTTGGGCTTAATGTACATTATCTATCACCCGCCAATAGAGATAAGTTCTTTACGGCGATGTTAAAGTTTACAGGTAAAAAGGATCCAGCACTATTGACAGAGAAAGATTTGTTCGACATTAACTGGAATAAGGTTGCGAAGGTACCATTGGTTGAAAAGACCGTGCATAGATACTTATTCAATCACGTTAAAACAAAATTAGTGGAGATTGGGCCACAGGAATGGGAGGCGAGCATATACTTACCAACCGCTAAGTTTAAAGGTGCGTCACAAAAAGAAGTTTGGAGTTCATAAATGATAGAAAATAAATTAACAATAGAAGAAGTGGTTGGTGTTGAAGAAGTACCCGGTGTTTTCGATGAATTTGGTGGATCTATTAGAGCTCAGGCTTCCAGGGTTTTCAATGAAGACTTAGCACGTGCTAATTTATTTTTTCTACAATTTCCAAATCTACCAAACTGTTTACTGGGTAAAGCGCCCACAAGATTGGCGATGGATACCAATAGAGATATTGCCGGCGACATAATGGGTTTGATGGGCAGGCCTGGTATTAAAATGCACGCGAATGCTACATTACGTAATATGCCATTGTACTGTAAAGCTGTTACTATGCCTGGCAAATCATTATTAACAAATGAAATTCAAAATGATGGTGCATTAAGAAAATTAGCATATGATAGTGCTTATCCATCTGACCTAAATATTGAATTTTATTCCAACCCAACATATGATATATATAAATTGATTGAATATTGGATATCTACTATAAATCCAGAGACTGGTATTATTGAATACTATGATAATTATATAGTAGATAATGTAGAATTATTCGTTCTTGATAGACAGACTAAAATATCATCAAAATTTGTTTTTACTGAAGTTTTTCCGGCATCGATTGAACCAATACAATATCAATCAGGGACAGGCTCATTTTCTACATTTGTAGTAAACTTTAATTATTATGCATATACAACCAATGACCACTTTTAAATTATTATAACCAAGCGAGGAAACATGTTACCAATTATAGATTATCCGACATACACATTAACTATACCTTCCAATGGGAAGAAAGTTAAGTATAGACCCTTCACGGTGAAGGAACAGAAATTACTTCTTATGGCTTTAGAGTCTGACGAAGAGAGCGATATGATGAATGCGATTAAGCAGATCATCATCAATTGTACAATGGGTAAAATAGACCCAGAAGAGATTGCACCATACGACGCTGAATATATTTTTATTCATCTTCGAGGTAAGTCGATTGGAGAGGTTACACAACTATCATATAAATGTAAGAATAATGTTGGCGAGAAGAAAGACAAAGAGTGCGGCCATATACAACAGGTAGAACTTAATATTAATGATATTAAATTAAGAGAAATTAAAGAACATAATCCTCTCATTGAAATAACGAAGAATGTAGGATTTGAGATGGGTTATCCTTCCCTTGATTCAACAAAACCGGATGATACAGAATCACTCATCGATTATTTAGCCAATGTTATTAAGAATATATATGATGGTGATACTATATATAAAGGAAAGGATTTAAAACATGAAGAATTGGTGGAGTGGATCGAAAGTTTACCACAAGATATTTTAGATAAAATGGTTGAATTCATTAGTACAATACCAAAATTAGAAACGGATGTACATTTTAAATGCGATGCATGTGGATTTGAACAAGATATACATTTGGAGGGTTTACAAGATTTTTTCGCATAAGTTTCGAGGAAGATTTAATGGCATATCTCGAAACAAACTTTGCCTTAATGCAACACCATAATTATAGTTTGGTGGATATTGAGGGAATGCTGCCATGGGAAAGAAGTGCGTACACCCACATGTTGACACAACATATTAAAGAAGAAGAAGAACGGAATAACAATGGCTGAAGGAACTACTAAAAATTTTATAATCAGAGATAAACTTAGCAAAGAAGACACCGCCGCTAAGCAAGAAGAACTTAAAGCTTTTCGTAAGGAGGCTATTAAAGCTGAAAGCGAAAGAGACAAAAGCTTTAAAGGATTCCTATCTCATTATGCTAAAACCGGAAAGTTGAGTCGAAGGGCCGAGCTCAAAGAAGCTAAGGTTTCGGAGAAGAAGCTTCAAAGAGGTGCACGTGGTGTTGATGTTGATGATGAGACAGTATCGGATAAAATTCTATCTGGTATAAAGGATACGATGGGCACTATCGCCGATGGCCTAAAGGGTGCGGCCGCAAGTGCTGCTATGTCAACATCCGGTGGTAGACTTATGGTTGGTGCAGGGGCCGGGATTCTTAAGGGTGGTAAAGCTCTAACTCAAATGATGGCCAAGAAGGCTTCGGATGGTGCTGAAGATAATGAAAAACAATCTGATGCTCCAACACCATCTTCTGAAAAAACTAATGAAGTTTTAGAAGATCAATCGGAAACTTTAGAAGATCA